ACTGACTCGGTGACCGAGGGCACGACGAATCTTTACTACACGAACGGGCGCGCAGACGCTCGGGCGGACGCGAGGATCACGGCCCTGATCGGAGACCCGGCGACGGTCCTGACCACGCTGTACACCGCTGCGAAGGCGTAAGCCATGGCGACTCTCGAGGCAGAGCTCGCCGCGCTTATTAGCGCCATTGGTGCAGATATCAAGGGGCTAAAGGCAAGTGCTCCAGTAAAGATCCTTGGCCCGACCGATCCTCTTCCGTCAGTCACGCAGCCTACGGTGATTGTTCGAACCACGACCTAACACATCGAAGGCGGTGACACGTGGCGTACAAAAGTTCTAATTCCGTTACAGGGAATTCCACGGCGCCTACGATTGCCGCTCCAGCGTCGACTGTCGCCGGAGACATGTGTGTCCTTTTTGTGTCCAACGACTACATGGACTCTACGTTTACCGGAAATTGGCCTGCAGGGTTCACTCCTTTTGGGTCTGAGATTCGTCAAACAAACGACGGCCAGAAGTCTGCAGTTGCGTGGAAGCGGCTGGATGGAACTGAGGGCGGAACTACTTGGGCGTTTACCCCGGTTTACACGAGTTCTCAGGACTGGGCAATAGGTTATGTAATCTTTGACGGCCGCAGTTTGGTTGACCCGCCTACAGTTGCAGTCACGGACGATACCGGCGCATACACTGGAGCAATCGTAGTCACTGCAGATGGGGGAATTACCTGTCTCGAGGGTGATGATCTTCTCTTTATTCCAGTCCTAGACCAATACGGTTCAGGAACGGTTACCTATAGCGCTTTATCCGCAGACTTGACTGCAAGAGAGACAAAGCAACAAGGCTTCACTTGTCTGTATTTTGCGACTAAGAATGCGCAATCGGCTGGTCCGAGCGGAAACAAGGTAGTGACGGCTACCGTTTCCAATAATACTCGCTGGGGCGCGTTCCTAGTTCGAATCCCTCTGCAAGTTGGGGAAACAACTCCTCCGACTCCACCTACGTCGTTTACACTTGACAACATCACCGAGACAACCGTTCGCCTTGCTTCGTGCACCGGGGCGACTGACAACGTTGGAGTGGTTTCGTATGATGTGTCATTGGACGGCGGAGCGACGGCGTACCAGACTGGTATTTCTGTTGGCGGGAACATCACCGGCCTTACGAAGCAAACAAACTACCCGGACGTTCGCGTTCGTTCTCGAGACGCTTCAGCGAATGTCTCTTCGTGGTCGACATATTCAGCCAACCTGACAACACAACTAAGCTCTAGCCAGGCAACATCTAGGTTGTGGGCTTCTGGTACACCGGCGACAACCGGAACGTCTTGGACAAACCCGGCTTATGCTTCAGGCGCGAACAACAACCAGAGGGCAGCGGCTACTTCCTCCACTTCTGGTGCGTCGTTCACGATCAAGCCTACCGGTTATGGGATTCAAGCGGCTATCGGAGCGCAGCCAATTTCCATCGACAGTGTGGACGTCACGGTTTATGACTATGTGAGTAACACCGGTCGTTGGACTACTCCGAATACCGTTCAGCTGTACGATGGTTCTACGGCTATCGGAACTGCGCAGAACCTTACTCGTTCGGCAACTACAACGTTCTCCGAGACGAAGAGTTTTACTGGTGTCACCTGGGCGCAACTTGCCAACTTGGCGGTTCTGCTCACCGGTACCCACACTACCACTTCGTCCGCAACGTGGAACGTTGACGCAGTCGGGATCGACGTGCATTACACGATCACCGGCGCCTCAGGTTCTGTGACATATCACGATCCCTCGGCTTTAGCCCCGACTATTACCGTCTGGGATGGTACTACCGAGAAGGCAGCAACCGTTACCGTTTGGGACGGCATTACTGAGAAGGCCGTTACTATCGAGATAGCCAGTTGAAGGGAGGGATAGTGGACACAGAACAGACCCTCCAGCACTTCGGTGTCAAGGGTATGCGTTGGGGAGTCCGCCGAGAGGCTCCTACTGCAGCTGATGACGCAACCAGGGTCAATGAGTACAAGAAGACCGCGAAGCGTGGTGGAACCGACGCTCTTACTACCAAGCAACTGCAAGAGTTGGTCACCAGAATGAACCTGGAACAGCAGTACTCCAGGATGACGGCCAAGCCATCGGTTATCAAGCGTGGTCTCAATTTCGCCAACGGAGTTCTCAGCGCCGGTAACACGGTGAACCAGGCGATTCAGTTCGTCAACTCCCCTGGTGGAAAGTTGCTCAAAGAGCAGATCGAGAAGAAGGTTGCAAGTCGCGTTGTTTCTGGGTAGTAGAAGGGAGGGTTGGCGATGACACTGTCTAACAAAGCAGTGCCTATTTACTATGGCGAGTTTCGTGACGCAGTGATTCGAGGCGATATTCCTGTAAATCGGGAGATCGCCATGGAGATGAATCGTATCGACGCGCTCATCGCCAACCCTAACATCTACTACGACGACATGGCTGTGAACGGATTCATAGCCTACTGCGAGAACGAACTGACCTTGACCGATGGCGGGGATCTTCATCTCCTGCCTTCGTTCAAGTTGTGGGCGGAGCAAATTTTCGGGTGGTACTACTTCGTTGATCGAAGTGTGTACGTTCCGTATGAGGAAGGTCGCGGTGGTCGTTACGTCACCAAGACCATCAAGAAGCGGTTGACGACAAAGCAGTATCTCATTGTTGCTCGAGGTGCTGCCAAGTCGATGTACGCGTCCTGCATTCAGAGTTATTTCTTGAATGTGGACACCTCTACGACGCATCAGATCACCACCGCTCCAACCATGAAGCAAGCTGACGAGGTGATGTCGCCATGCAGGACGGCGATCACTAGAGCTCGTGGACCTCTGTTTAAGTTTTTGACAGAAGGATCAATGCAGAACACGACGGGCTCCAGAGCCAATCGTGTTAAGTTGGCATCCACCAAAAAGGGCGTCGAGAACTTTCTGACTGGGTCTCTCCTCGAGATCCGACCAATGGCGATCAACAAACTTCAGGGTCTTCGGCCTAAGGTCTCGACAGTCGACGAGTGGCTTTCCGGAGATCTTCGCGAGGATGTTGTTGGCGCTATTGAACAGGGCGCCTCCAAACTCGAGGATTACCTTATCGTCGCAATTAGTTCAGAAGGTACAGTTCGTAATGGATCGGGCGACACCATTAAGATGGAGCTCGCAAGCATCCTACGAGGCGAGTACCTTGCTCCGCATGTTTCCATTTGGCATTACAAACTAGACGAACTCGAAGAAGTCGCTCATCCCGAGATGTGGGTGAAGGCAAATCCCAATCTGGGTAAGACCGTCACCTATGAGACGTATCAGCTTGACGTTGAGAGGGCGGAGAAGGCCCCTTCGTCAAGGAACGATATCCTTGCCAAGCGTTTCGGGATTCCGATGGAAGGGTATACGTATTTCTTCACCTATGAGGAGACTGTCCCGCACAGAGCCCGAGAATTCTGGGGTCTTCCGTGCTCGATGGGAGCCGACCTTTCTCAGGGTGACGACTTCTGCGCGTTCACTTTTTTCTTCCCCTTGGCTAATGGCTCTTTCGGTGTCAAGACACGAAGCTACATTTCGTCCTTGACACTTATGAAACTTCCTGGTGCTATGCGAGCTAAGTACGACCAGTTCATTGGTGAGGGGAGTTTGCACGTCCTAGAGGGAACGATCCTCGACATGATGGAGGTTTACGACGACCTGGATGATTTCATTCAGAAGTCGCAGTACGACGTCCGGACGTTGGGATTCGACCCTTATAATGCTAAGGAATTTGTTACTCGTTGGGAAGCTGAGAACGGGCCTTTCGGCATTGAGAAGGTTATTCAGGGGGCCAAGACCGAGTCGGTCCCTCTAGGCGAACTCAAGATCCTGAGCGAAGAGCGCTTGCTCGTATTCGACCAGGACCTGATGAGTTTCGCCATGGGTAACGCCATCACGCTCGAGGACACCAACGGTAACCGCAAGCTTCTGAAGAAACGGCAAGACGAAAAGATCGACAACGTCGCTGCCTTGATGGACGCCTATGTCGCATACAAGGCTAACAAGGAGGCTTTTGAATGAATCTCCAGGAAGACACTAAGCCCTCGTTGGATGACGCTCTTGCCCACTTTGGCGTTAAGGGTATGAGGTGGGGTGTTCGTAAGGCTGCAGAGCCTACCGGTGGCGGAAGCAGCGGCCCTAGTCGTCGGGAACTTCGGACCATGGACAAGCAGGCCAAGGCCAAGGACCGTGCTGCGAGGAACGCCGAGATCGACGCAGCTCGTGAGCGTTACGCAACTACGGCTCGAAAGAATTATCTAGACGCCAGGGCCCAGTACAAGGTCGAAAAGAAGACCATCGGTAAATACGAGGCTCGAAAGAAGCTCGATGCAGTCAAGCAGAAGAATCTTGACGATTACGAGGCTGCCCAGCAGATCAAGTCTGGGAAGGAAACTGCGCTTTACGTTCTTGGCGTCGTTGGGGCAGTCACTGTCGCTCATCTCGCTGCTCGAGCGTAGACATGACAACACTAGAAGAGGACGACCTCGCCCACTTCGGCGTTAAGGGCATGAGGTGGGGTGTTCGGAAAGCCGATACTTCTGGTGGAACTCAGCAGAAGAGCGGAATGTCCACCAAGAAGAAGGTCCTTATCGGAACGGCAGTGGTGGCTGGAGTCGCTGCGACGGCGGCAATTCTCGCTCGAAGTGGTAGCGTTTCCGTGCCGACTGTGAGATCTTCTGCGCAAACTTCTGCGGGTCGTAAGTTCATCGAAGACTCGAGAACCTTTGAGCAAATCAAGTCGGAGATGATGAGAGACTTTGCTAAGGCTCATGAGGAGGAGACGAGGTTCATCAAGGGCCTTCTTCCCGAGTACAACCCGCGCAAGGATCCCTACATCCCGGCGTACGAGTTGGCTCGTCTTCGGTCTTAGAAGTAGGCAATCGAGTAAAGAGAGGAGGTACTCGTGGGTGGACTAAGAGATAGGTTGAAGCACGCCTGGAATGCGTTCGTTGGTCAGGGAGAGGAACCTTATATCCCTTCCGACGTTGGATCGGCGTCTTACGGAGGTCGACCCGATCGTCCCCGAGGGAGTTATTCGAACGAACGCTCCATCATCTCCTCGATCTATACTCGACTTGCCATCGACGTTTCCAGCGTCGGGATGCGCCATGTCCGCTTGGACGCGGATGATCGCTACATCGAAGACATCGACAGTGGTCTTAATCGTTGCTTGACACTTGAGGCTAATATCGACCAAGGACCCAAGGCGTTTTGGCGTGATGCCGTCTACACAATGCTCGAGAGAGGCGTAGTCGGAATCATTCCGGTGGACACTTCCATATCTCCGACGGAGTCCGGAAGTTTCGACATCAAGACGATGCGTACCGGTGAAGTTGTCGCTTGGTATCCACGGCATGTTCGCTTCAACGTCTACAACGACAACCCCAAGGTCGGAACTAGGCAGGAGATTACCCTCGAGAAGCGCGCTGTCGCCATCGTGGAGAACCCCTTCTACGCTGTGATGAACGAGCCTAACTCCACGTTGAAACGGCTCATTCATAAGTTGAACCTTCTCGACAAGAACGATGAGCAGCAGAGCGCTGGGAAACTGGACCTCATCATTCAGCTTCCTTACGTCATCAAGTCTGAGGCTCGTCGGCAGCAGGCTGAGCAACGCAGGCAGGACATCGAGTTCCAGCTCAGGACAAGCCAGCATGGTATCGCCTACACGGATGGCACCGAGAAGATCGTCCAGCTCAACCGCCCGGTCGAGAACTCTCTTCTCGCTCAGATCGAGTACTTGACCAAGCTTCTGTACTCCCAGTTGGGACTTACACAAGAGGTCATGAACGGTACTGCTGATGAGAAGACTATGCTCAATTATCGAACTAGAACTATTGAACCAATTCTTGACGCTATTGTCGAGGCGATGAAGCGATCCTTCCTAACCCAGACGGGTAGGTCTCAGGGTCAGTCCATCGCGTACTTCCAGGACCCGTTCAAACTGGTCCCGATCGCCGATGTTGCTGAAGTCGTGGACAAGTTCACCCGCAACGAGATCTTGACTTCCAACGAGTTCCGTCAGATTCTCGGATACAGGCCGTCCAAGGACCCGAACGCTGACAAACTTCGGAACAGCAACATGCCGCAGCCTGACACCGGAGTCGCCCCCGACTCTTCCGGCGCCGTTCCTCCAGCGGCAGACACGGCTCAGCAAGACGCCATTATGAACGACCTGTTCGACGGGCTTAATTCTGACATCGACTCGATTCTTCTTCAGAAGGCCAGCGCCAATGGAAGTGGATGACGAGACAATCGAGGCGTTCCTGGCGCACTACGCTTCTCAGTATTACGATCCGGTCAAGGCCCATGAGTACTACATGCGTAAACGCAAACTTAAGGGCCGATTCTCGACTAAGGGTTTCACTAAGAAGCAAACGGAAGCTTGGGCCTACGTCAAGGACCAGGTCAGAACCCAGAAACAACGCCAAACCGCACAAGCCAAGACGGCTCGAGACGTCGGGATCGAGAAAGCTAGGCAACGAGCCGCCGTTCTCCGG